TGTCAATCTGCATTTGGGTTAGCTGTACGGTAGGCATTACGACTTGCCTGCCTCTTTAATGATCGTGTTTGCTTCATGCCATGTCGTAGGTACAGGTCCGGCATAGCCAAGCTCTGACAGTTCCTGCAACTGTTTCTTACTTACGGGCCAAGGCTTTTCGTTAGGGTCTACTCGGGCGGCTTGTGTACTGCCATGAGATACCTGTGTGCCTCGAATTTTAGTTTGCGAGTTTGTGTTGACTGGAGCTGGCACAGTAGGCGTATCGTTCTGACGGTTTTGTACTTCCTCAAACGACGCCATTTTGCTAAACGGAATCATCATGCCTAAACACCGTCCCAAAGCCGAGGTACTACAATTCATTTGCTCAGAATTGCGAACATAGGGCGTGGTCCCCGGGAAGGGTTCCCATGCCGTGGCGACACAGGGCAAAAGGTCTAAAAGGTCACGATAAACCTTGACAGTGACGCTGATAAAAGTTCTGTCGCCAATGGTGATGACTTCGGCTGGTGTTTCTACAACTCGTAGGTCAGGCCATTTGTCAAGCGCCAGCCTGAAGCGTGTAGGCACGTCTACATAGTCGCCCAAGTTCATTTGAAAGCTCCTAAGCAACAGGCAAAAAGCACTACAAACGCCATGATAATAAAATAGTCGCCTAGTCTCATTTAAAGCCGCCAAGTCTCATAGCAACAATAGTGTCTTGACTGTTCTTAGTCAGGGTCACAAGGTTTATGCCGTGTTCTTCGGCTGTGTACGCCAGCTCAAATAGGCATTTGCGGAGCTGTTCAATGTTAGAGCGCTGTTGCTCTAACTGCCATGCGGCGGCCTTCATAGCGATCTCGGCTTTAGTAATCGCTTTGGTCATTTCGTTTAACTGTTCATTCATGTCGGGTCCTTTCGGGTTGTCGGGTAATGGGAACATATCAGACGGGTATAGGGCAATACCACTGTCTCTTTAATTCTTGCCTTCGGCGCTCTGTTGTGCCAGCCCAAATACCTGTTAACTGTTTTTCGCCAAAAGACATAGCGTACGCAAAACAGTCGCTGTATACCGGGCAAGAATCGCATATTGGTTTAATGATTGCAAGGTTTTTTTTGCTGTCTCGAGGGTTAGTCGGGAAGAATAAGACTGTCGGTGTGTCGTGGCAGGCAGCGAAGTCTTGCCAAGCGGGACGGTCACCTAACATTTGATTGCCCAAGGCGTCCAGCCGCATTGCCCGTTTGCTTCACGGCCTGAATACAGGAGCCAAGCAAAACGCAGATTGGCAGCAGGGTCTTTCATGTCTTCATGGGTCCAGCCAAGATCGTCTAGCCATTTTGTGTGTATTTGGTTGATCTGCATAAGGCCATGATCAGGTCCCGAATCGGCGTCAGGTATCCCACGAGATTCACGCCAGCAAATTCGGTCAAGAGTTTTCAGGATTATTGGGTTATCAGGCCAGCCCTGCTGAATAGCTAGCGGGAACCATACGCCACATTTATACGAGGCAAAAGCGTCTATCGGTGCAATGGTCGTTTCAGGCAGTGCAGGCGCTGTAAGAGCGTTTAAAGCGGTAATACGGTCAATCTGTTGCTCAGGGCTAAGTATGTCAACAGTGTTGTATTGAGGTACGGCTAGCGGGGCGTTGTCAACGGGCGGGGAACCGCCGCCATACGCCACCACTAACCCTGTAAAGGTTAAAGCCAAAGCCAATAGAAATCTGTACGGATTCATTTTGTGTCCTTCAGTCGGGGTCAGGTCGGGATATGTCTACCGAAGTAAGGCCGTCAAGTCAAGGACCCTTCATAATGGTCTCAAAAGCGTGTCGCACAATGTCAGGGTGATCGGCTAGCAAGGGGCTTATTTCAACGTGAACCCAAGTGCCGCCTTTAGACCCGATCGTGTTCTTTTCGTAGACCAGCCAAGCGTCACGGCTTGAGCGATACCCGGCACCAAACCCAAACTTTGACGGCTTGTAAGTGTTGGCGTAGTCATGTATTTCTTCTATACCCAAAATGTCTCTGTGCTTAAATAGAAAGTCAATGAGCTGGTAACGCTGCTTGACGGTTCCGCTGAGGTCTACCGCCCGCCAAGTGGCATGGACAGAAAGGTGAGGCGTTTTAGACGGGCTGCCTTTGACAGGTCGGTTGGCATAAATGCCAAGACTGGTGACGCCAAACAAGAAACAGCAATAATCTTTAAAGATTGTCGTGCCTTCTCGAGGCTGCGGGTGAGGCCCGTCTTTGTTTCCCGTATAGGGCCTAATGGTCATTTGCGTCCAAATATAGGCGGAACCTGAGAACCATCTCTGGGCCTAATGGAATTACCGACGCTGTACCCGACAATAGTTCCTAGGATTCCTGTGCCGGCTGACTGGTCAATTTTGCCAATAGTCATTAAGACGGTTATGCACACCATTGCTACAAGAACAATAAGTGCTTTAGGCGGGTTAGTAATGTTCATCAGACTGTCCCTTTGTATCCGTACACAGCAATAGTGCCACCTGTCCAAGTTCCTGATTCAGCAATCAATGTAAAGCCGGTATAGGAAGTTGTGTTGTTCAGATAGCCACCAGCAACCCTTGTTCTGCCTGATGTTGAGTTGACTGTCCATGTCCATTGCCCAAAAGTGTTGTTAGCAAGAAAAGGGTTTTGCAACTCAATGCTCATTGAAAGACCATTAGGTCCACCTCTACCAACATTTTCCCATCTTGCTGCATTTACAGCACCAGCAGGGTCCCCAACTCCCGCAAAAGTGGCACCGTTGGCACCATAATAATATCCAGTAACTGTTGACCCAAGTTGCATTTGCAAACTGCCGTCAATAGTGCCAACACCGCCTGACACTAATATTTTGTAATTGTCGTAGTCAGCACTAAAAGCACCAGTTACAGCAACACTAGAAACTGCGCTACCGATTGTCTGTGCTTTAGTTAGCCACAAACCCACTGAGTTCATATTTGCAGCAGTCAGGATAGCGCCTGAAATAAATGTAGGTGGTGTCGTCATGATGTTTCTCCTTAAAAAGCCAATAGGTTATTGTTGAGAGTACCAAAAATAGTGTCGTCAAGGGTCAAATACTGGTTGCCGTCAGTTGACTCAAACGTGTAGGTAACGATATGGCTACCCGGCTGAATGCTGTGGCTAATACCGGAAATAATCAGAGTCTGGGAATCGGTTAACGGTGTGCCTGTAACAAAGTTCTTTTCAACGGTTGTCACATTGGTTAGGTCAAGGCTAAACAGCAGGTTTTGGTTAGCGGTAGACAGCGCCGCCAGTTGGGTTGATAAGCCTGTAAAGCGTAAGACAGGGTCTTTATATTTGCCTAGAAGGTAGTTGCCTAATGCGGCGACTTCGGCGGTACTTGAGTTAAGCAAGTCAAGAATAGAATATTGTTGGGCCTGATACAAAGCGATTGAGGCGCTGTCGCTTGTTGTCTGTATGGCTCCAGCTGGCGATTGTGTCGTCACATAGTTGTATAGCAGTTCGTCGCCAAATTGGTTAATCAGCGTCTGGTATGGGATAGCTGTTCCTGTTGTGTTAAATACTGCTGAGGCGACAGGGTTTAAGACGCTAGACCTACCTTTAAAAGTCAACGTGCCACTGGCAGACATGTAGAGATAGCCCTGCTCGCTAGTTGTGATCAGTTGCAGATAGTTCAGCAGGTTTGTGTCTTGGGCAATGGAGAAGTCTGCTGAGGCCGCTGTACCGCCAAGAGTAGATGAGCCTGTGCCGATTGACTTGGCGCCCTGATATGCAATCTCAGAGTACGACAAAACTGTTGCTACTCGAGTGCTAGATAATTCTGCTGTCGTCGTGTGATCGTCTAAAAGTTGGTTGGCTAGGACGGTAAACTGGTCTGAGCATGACGCATACATGATGTCTTGGTTTGCCATGTCATAGTCAAGATTCCAGTCTGTGATTAGCCCGGTGTAGATCGGTACGCCGTTAGCGTTAATGATCACAGGGCAGCGAGGCAACACATACGGATAGTAAATGCTTGCCGTGTTCAACGGGTCAAGAATTCTAGATTCGTTAAAAAAACTGATTGTTGCTGTGCCAGCGTTAAATTGATCTAGTTGACGGTTACGGCCTCTAGTGATGTTGACGCTTTGCACAAGGGTCGTCAGGTCAGCGTAAGCCAAACCGCCGAGCGTGCCAGTGTTCAGTAGGCCGTAAGTAGCGTTGTCTAATTGGAATGGGTTACCGAAGCCTGTTGTCGTTTGGAATCCGACAAGGACTTGAATCGTGGGCGCTGCCATTATGCCGCTGCAAACACTTGCCCGGACGAACGCTCAGCCTTTTGTATAGCAGCAATGATGTCCTGTCCTACTTGTGCGGCTGTGGACACTAGGCCAGCATTAACAGTCACATTGACGCCGCCCATACCAGCAGCGCCGCCCATGCCACGATCATTAGATGACAGCGCTGGTGCTTGATCAAGACCAGCAAAATTAACTGGGTCTATGGTGTCAATGTTGACGCCCGGCACAAGGTTTGCTCCTCGAATCACAACGTTGATTCCTTTAATAAAAAGGTTGACAAAGTTTTCTATAAGTTTTCCTAAACCTTTTAAGACGCCACTAACAATTGTGCGAAACGTCTCAAATTTTTTGTATGCCGCCACAATGGCAATACCTAAAGCAATAATGCCAGTAGTAATAAGTACGGCAGGATTTAAGGCCATAGCTGCATTGACCGCTAAAATTGACGCAGCTAAAAGACCCATGCTTGCTATAACAGCGGTTAACAAAGCTGGATTGTTTTGCGCCCAAGTTGCAAACTTTTCTAGTAGTGGTTGCAATGCTTCCATAACAGGCAAAAACGCTGTCCCAATAGATTCTTTAGTTTCGTCAAAAGCAATACCTAGTTTCTTCATGCCACCAGCTGCGGTGTTAGCGGCTGCTAAACCAGCGCCACCAAAGTTTTCGGTTAAGACTGCTAAAACTTCGTCAAGGCTTGCGCCGTCCTTGACCATCGCTTTGATCTCTGGTGACAGAGCCTGTAAGCCTCGCATGTTGCCTGCATACGCTTTAGCTAAAGCGTCAGAAACAGTAGTCAAGTCTGTGCCGGTGGCCGCTGAAACGTCTATGGCAATGTTGAGCAAGTCTTGCGCTGTAGTCAAGTCTTTAGTAGCGACAACCAACGCTTGAAACGCTGGTCGAGCCTCATCGTCAGAGACAGCAACCGAAGCGCCAAGGCTAGAAATGTATTTTTCTACGCTCTCAATCTGTGCGTCAGTAGCTTTAGTGCTGGCTTTAATCTGCCGCTCAAGGGACGCTTGAGCAGCCTGATCTTCAATAGCGGCAGCAACAGCGCCAGTGATCACAGTCACGACTCCGGCTAAAGCGGCAGCGGCAGGGACAGCGGCTTTTTTAATTGCAAATTGGGCTTTCTCGCCAGCTGTGCCAAGCGCGTTAAATTCTTTCATTGCCTGCTTAATACCCGTGTCTTTAAACTCGGTAATCAGGGGTATAACAATGCCAGCCATGTCAGTACCTTAGTTTCTTATTGGTTTTCTCGTTGACAAAATCCACTAGCTTGCCAAGATTCTTTTTGACCTCATCGTCTTTGCTTTCGGCAGCAGGCCACATAGTTCGGGACGCTCGAGCAAAAGTGTCTAAGTTTTTAGCAAAGACGCTAGGGTTTTTTCGTCCTGCAATGTCAAAGACAGCAGGGCCGATCTCTCGCTGTGTCACGGTCAAGAAAGCCTCTTTACTAGGCCGTACTTGAACCTTGACGCCTTTAATAGCTTTCTGTTGATTCCAAGGGAATATCTGCCTACCGCCGGGCGCCCATTTGCGTCGCATACCGGGCAACGGTGTCCCGTACTTAGCAGAGGCGGCGACAAGTCGAGCTTGAGCGTCTTTGACTATTGGGTCTACAGCAAACTTGGCTTTGGACCGAAACTCTTTAAAGACTTCAGGCTCAGTCTTTTTAAGCAGTTGCACAGTGTCCCTGATACCGACAATCTCAGTTTTAAATTCTGTATTGCCTACGCTTGCCATTGCTACTTCCTCTGATCGTTTAACACTTTCATTACTGTAGCAAGATCGTTGGTGTCAAAAGGGACGTCAGGCGGCCAGTACCCGACAGTAGCCAAGAGTTGCGCTAAAGCGTAACGGTAGTGGCCTCTACGGTAGGGTTTTCGGTTTCATTATCTACGACTTCCAGCGTGACGATCTTTTTAATAAAGTCGTCTAGGACTACAGGAACTACGACGCCAATCTGCTGTAAAGCGGTATGCGCTAAAAAGGCTAAATCTTCCATGCCGATACCGTTAGCAATGTTGCTCGCTTTAGTTTTGTAGCGACGCTCCCAAGCAACAATTGTGTAGAGATTAGTCGTGACTTCTATAGGGCCGTCGCCTTGGTCAACTCTAAGCATAAGTTTCATGTCGGGTCCTTTTGTTAGGGGTTATATCAGCTTGTAGCGGTAGTAAGTGTGCCACCTTGAAAGGTCAGCGAAACTGTGCTTAGTTCTCCAAGCGTGGCGTTAATCATTGGCATTTCGGCGAGGTAGCAGTTAGTTAAAGTGAATTTTGGCGCTGTCGCTGTAGGGGTCGCAAGGCCAGCGGCGGTAGGCGAGATCGTTACGGTTGTCTGTGTACCGACTAAAGCCGAAAGGGTTACCCAAGTCTCCGAGGCCGCATAGCTGAGAAACAGCTCAACTTCAAAGGTATGGTCTGTCATGCCAGTGACGTAGAACGAATCTGTGCTACCAAAGGCGCTGCTGTTTTGAGGTTGTGTCACCTGAGTCATAGTGGCGCTAGTGCATTGGTCGGTCAGGTTCACGGCGTTAATAGTGAGCGCTGGATTAGAAAGATAGGTGCTGGTTGCCATGGGTTAGTCCTTTGGTTCGTCGGTAGTAGTTTTAGCAGATTTTTTGGCAGCAGTGTCCACCACAAAACCGCCAGCAATCAGCGCCTCAATGTTGACGCCTTCGCCCGGCACAAACTCTTCGCCCGGTGTACCAACTCGAGGTGAAACAATCTTGTAGCTCATGGGGCCGCCTGTGCTTGTAGGGATATGTCTAAATCGTAGCAGGGGAAGTCTTGACCGCCGATAGTAATGAAGCCCGGGCGTCCAGCTGTGACAGCGACTTTCTTAGCGAGCATTTGAGCAGTGATACTTAAGATGTTTCGCATGGCGTCAAGGTTGCCCGGTCCGAGCGAGATTACTTTAACAGCAAACGTCATTTTAACTATTGCCGATGACCAACTATCAAAAGTTGGGGCGTCAAGAAAGACACAAGGCGGGTTGATTTTTTGCGGGTCTGTCGTGACTCGTAGGTTAGTGATCGTCGCCAAGGTCGTAATAAGGTCGTCTATTGCCTCATTGAATAGGTCTGTGTAGACGGTCATGCGACTTGTGGCCTAGGGATTCCTGCAAGCTGTTTAATGATCGGGCTGAGTCCTGTAGTTGGCACGTTGCCCATACCGTCAAAGCTAGCGAATTGGTCTACAGAACCTCGCTGGCGGTACATGGCTGCTGCATACATTGTAACTGCGAGCGTTACTTGTGTACCGGGCGAAGTAGTCAAGCTATCTGTATACCCTGCCTCTTGCCTGCGAAGGTAAATAAAGTTGTTTGCAGCGTTAGCGCATTGAGTCAAGAACGCTGTTTCGTCTACGCCTGCAAGGTCTATGCCAAGGTATGTCGCTACGGCAGGGCCGTTTATATAGGTGCAAGTCTGGGTATGGGTTAGCGTCCCCTGAGGTATGACAGGAAAACGATTGGTGTCTGTGCCAGCGACATAGTAAAGCACCTGATTAGGTATGGGGTTGCTGGTGTTGTAAAGCAGGTCGCCGTCGCTGTCTACGCCAATAAACTCGTATTGGGGCATAGCGTAAACGGTTTTGACGCCGTTAAAAGTTGCCGAGACACTGGCGACGGTAATGCTTTCGCCCGGTTCAATTTCAGGGTTGGTCAA